TTCATTACAGTTAACCAACTCCCATAATCATCAATACCTTTATCAAAGAAAAGTGGAAACTCAGCACTTCTCAAAGGAGGACCTAATCGGTTCTTGATTACTTGAGCTCTTATCTTGATACCAATAGTATCTTTTTTGGTATCTTTGATTTGTCCCATATTCTTTAGTCGAATACGAGTAGAGGCGTGAAAAGGAAGAGCCTTACCACCAGAAGTAGTCCAAGGATCTCCAAACATCACACCTAATTTTTGTCTTAACTGATTAGTAAAAATTAAACAAACTCTTTGACGAGCAATAAGTTGTGTAATCTTTCTCATAGCTTTAGACAGAACGATGGCTTTACTTGTAGCCCAACCATCTTTGTCGAAGTCGGCATCCATCTCCACTTTGGTAGAAGCGGCAGCCAAACTATCGACTAATATTGTAACCAATTTGTCCTTACTTGATTCACGAATTTTTGTAACTATCGTTTCTATTGTATCAAAAATATCTTCGATTGTTTCTAAATGAACATATAACATACTATCAGTATTCACACCAATAGCCTGTAAGAACTCACTTGAAACAGCAGACTCGGTATCAATATAAACTGCCAGACCATCTTTCTTTTGGGTAGAAGCAAGAGCGTGAGCACCAATAAGTGATTTACCACTTCCCTCTAATCCATTTATCTCTGTAATTCTACCAGCAGCTAAACCACCATGTGGTCTATTTGATATTGCCAAGTCTAACAAGGTGGAACCTGTACCAATCCAATCTGTCACATCAGTTGGTGTATCTTGAACACCATCTAAAAAGTAAGCAACTTGGTGTGACTTAAATTGTTTGTTTAGTTCACCGGCAATTATATCCGCTAATTCATCTCTATTAGACATTTATTTCTCCTAAAAAAACGAGTGGGAACGGAAAAGGAGGAAACCATCCCCACTCTAACCATGCACGGTTTATGAATTAAATAACTTATCGAAATCGTCTTCTACATTTGAAGAACCTTCAGTAGCAACCATTTCTGGTTCTTTCTCTGTTGTTTCTTCAGTAGAATCTGATGGATTCAGAAAGTTAGAAAGATGTTCTTTCAACTCATCAAAGGTTGGTTCATTATACAACTCTTTAATGTCTGGTTGTTCATCTAATAACTTTTGAAGTAAGTTAGAATCATCAGAAAGTGATGTTACATTAGGTTTGACACGAATAGTTGTCTTACCATATTGATTACCAGCTTCAGCAGGTGTTTGTCTTTCGACAACAATATCACGACCTGTTGTAGCATCGGATATATCACCATAGTCTGGATCGGCTATGATACCAAGAAGTTCTTGATATACAGTTTTACCAAATCCCCAAAACTTAACACCTTCAGATTCTTCACCACGAACAATGACAGGAACGAAAGTTCTCATCTTTGGTTCGATTCTTTTACCTTGAATCCACTCATCTTTATTGCCAGTTGATTTCAACTTATCGGCAAATTGTTGAACAGGATCAGGACGACCATATGAAAGTGGTGACAATACAGTTTTATTCGGAACTAAACTGTAATGAAAGAACAACTCACTAAACGGATTGTTCTTGTCGTGCTTATAAGGTACTATCCTTACTTGTGATTTTCCTGGTTGAGGTTTCCAAAACGCATTTGTTTGTGTGTTTTGTAACTGATTGAGACGGCTTTTTATAGCATCTAAGTCCATTATTATTCTCCTAGTTTATGTTTATTATTATTGTTACACCTATAAATATTACTTAAGTAAAATTTGTAGATAACCAATTTATATAATATACAAACTTTTGATGAAAGAGTCAAGAGATTTTTTCGAGTATTTTATCAACTTTCTCTTCTAAGGCAGACAACCTACTTTCTACAGTAGCAGGTTTAGTTTTGTATGCCATCCATTGTTTGTATACCATATCTATCATTTTTTCTTTGTCTATTACATTTGTAGGAAGATGTTTTTCATTTTCCCCATACCATAATATAACACTTTTTTTCCAATTGTCAAAGTCTTTTCCTGAACTTTTCTCAATATCTAAATGTGGTAGTGGTGTTAGTGGTTGTTTAATACTTATTGGTTCTGCTCGTAAGAACTTCTGAATATCTTTCTTATCATTGTAACCCAAAAGAGTTGTTCCTATATTTGAGTTATACATAAGTGGAATAACATTCTGTGTATTGTTCATACGAATCACACTATCGTAGATTACTTTTGATTTCTTTTCATCAATAGAATGAATCTGAATCTTTTGTTCATCGTTCAGAGTTTCATTTATTTGGTCTATTGACGGCTTCATTTTCTGACACCAGATACATCCACTTCTGGTGAAAAAATATATTGGTGACGCCATTATAACTCGATTATTTTTAGTATCCTTGTCGGTATTTTCTGTAAACCTTCTTTATTCGATATCAAAATCATATTCTTATATGTATCCCATTCGACTTGATAATTAGTATCTAACACTCCGTTATTTATTAATTTTATCAGTTCGTTTAGGGCATTTATCGTATATAGTGTATTGGTTATCTTTTTACGATGTAAAGATATTGTATTCTTTACAGCATTGAAATCTATCTCATCTTCTTGATTAACATTATAGGTACAAATTAATTCCTTTGGTTTGTCCTCGTTTTGTAGTACATAAATCTTTTCAAACACGACCTTGAAGTTTTTCGTGATATCACGAATAGATTGTTCAAGATTATGTTGAGTCGTAAATGTACAAAGTAGTTGTGTTTTCATTATTTCTTGACCTTTTCTGTTATACAATCTCTCATATCTGAACCAAACCCACTAGCAACTTTTTGTGAATCACCTGCAGTTCTCCAAGTATCCTCTGCTAATTTTGTTTCTCCATCTTTACCTTTTATTACAATGGCACCCGTTTCCGAATCAATTGATGAAGTTCGTACCAGATGTGCTTTTAATCCCTCACGAGTACCTGGTGGTATATCTCCATAACCACTCTTTTCTGATAAACAATCTCTTACATGACTAGGTTTAGCACCTTTTATTCCCATTTGAACAATCATCTTACTGTCATCGTCATCCCCCACATCAATATAAGAATTGAAATGCATAGCATCCATAACAGTAGTGATGTAAGCTTGTGTGTTCCTTCCATTTTCTACAACTTGTCCATTAGAATCTAATTTTGGAAAACCTTCTTTTTGATCTTCATTGGTTATCTCATTTACAACATGGTCATGTGCTTCTTTAACTACTTGTTTCTCATTGTTTTTAGTATCGATGGCATCTTGAAGTCCAACCCCATTTCTATCTAAATCAGGATTATCTTTCCAAAATTTATCTTTTTGTGCTTCCTCACCAACTTTAATAAATATTTTTCCAAAAGGGACATAAGGGGGAGTATAGTCAACATACTCTGGTGGATCACTACCTCTAACTTTGACTTTAGGTAAAGATTTGTGAAATTCCTTATCATTCATAAAATCTTGCATGGTTTTTAATCTGTCTTCATCCGACATATCATTCCATTTTTCTTCACTTATACCTCTTTTATCTAACCAATATCCAAATTGAGCTCCTGGTGCGGGTTTTGAACCATCTTTTGACTTTTTTCTCTTTAAACCCAAACCCACCATTTGTTTAATATATTTACCACCAGCTACTTGAGCAACTTTAGCAAAATTCTCATCAACTTCGGTTTTACCAGCCCTTTCAGCAGTTTGTTCCCTAACAGTAGTTACCATTTTTATACCTTCATCTATAGCATCAGTAACATGTTCAGCAACATCATCTCCGTAGGTTTCTTTCATTATTTTAAATCTTTGTGCAGGTGTGGTATTATTATGTGGATCTGTTAAATCTGAACCCTTTTTGTTTGAAACATGCACTATATGAGTTCTTCCTTTTTCATCTTGTCCAATTATAAAACTATCGTGATATTTACTAAATTTCTTAAATAATCTTAGCTCATTCTCATAGTATTCTCTATCTTCATCATTTTCAGCATTTTCAACTTGGTCTTCTAAATGTGCCTCTACAGCATTATCCATCTCTGATGTTGATTGTACAGCATGATGTGGTTTAGATGTATCTATTTTACTATCTTCTACAAGACCTTTTGTTTCTATCATACCATCGTAAGCCGCTTTCATCCATTCGAGATATGCTTTATCGTTTCCACCAAATCCATCTCCTTTTGTAAATACATTTGGTTTTGGTTGTGCTTTAATTCTATCTAACTCTTGTTGAGCAAAAATTTCTCTTTTTGCTAAATATGTTAATGCATCATCGGATTCAGGATTCAATCCTAAGTGTGCTAATACTTCTTTTTCCTCTGCATTAGGGTATTTGTTTCTACCACCTCTGTTTTTAATTTCTTCTTTTCTATTTTCAATTAACCCTTCGTTTGTTGTTGAGAACTCTTTATCATCGTAATTATTTATAGAATTACAATACCTTGACTCTCCTTGACTGGCTGCTTGACCACCCATACCAGCAGTTCCAACATCTCTAGTCTTTTCAACCTCATCTTGATA